GTCAGGAATAGGAACCCAATAGCGCTTAAGGAAACTCGCACACTCAAGAAGAGTATACGCCTCCATAGCTGCTTCCTTCTCGGAAGGAGTGAGTATCATGCCAAAGTTACGCTTCATGTGCTCGGCCAAGGTGATTTGGTTGAACCAGGGTATGTTGTTAACAACGCCACCTGTATCATCACCATATCCGATCATGTGATATCTCTTCCAAAGAGGTTGAAGTTCACCATCATCATAGCCAAACTCCCTACCAATGGTAAAAAAGCAGGCACGATGCATGATGCGATGTCCAAGAGTGTTAGCCTCAGCAGTCCAGGGAAGACCAGAACCAAGGTGGATTATATAGAACATCCACTGACCGATAATGGTATAGAGGCCAACAAGGGACTTAGTGGTATTCATACGAATTACCTGGTTGGTAGAATCAGGGGCCTCATCAAACCACACACGGCTCCACTCATTGGCAACAACACCAAAAGCCTCATGAACACGAAGAGGAAAAGTGATATCATTACTAGAGGCATCGGTGAAAATCCCCAAATTGGAGTAGTAGGACAACCTCTTAAAGAGAAGTCCAAACTCAGGGCCCTCGGCATCAATGCCAACCTGGCAGCCCTCTTTTCCGGCTTGAAGACGGAGAGAATTGAGAAAACAACCAAAGTACTTCTTCACAAGCAGAACAATCTCAAACGGACAACCCTTAATGTAACGGATCTTACCAGCCTTGACCTTCTCAATGGGATAACGCTCATCCTTACGAAAAGCCTCAACAATGACAGGAACAATGCCAACACGAACCATGGACTCAAGATATTCAACTTCTTCCCATACCATATCATGGGCAACAATTGCGGAATCAACCTTGCGTACAAGAGGAAACTTTCCATCGCTACAAAGCTGATTGAAAGTATGTCCAATGGAACTTCGGAGATAAATCTCATGGAGCATAGTACCATCGATGCCATTAAGACATTGAGCAGGGGACAGAAGTTGAGGAACACGATGATCAGGGGGAGGAATTTCAAAGACAAGACCTTCAGTACCAAGGTCAACAAGCCATTGGGGTATAACTCGGGCAATATAAGCACTCTTCTTAAACAGATATGCAGGATCAAAACCTGAGACAGCCGTATTGGCAAGGACCTCATCTTGAATCACACTAGGAAAAATTCGAGTACGGCGGGACTGGAAAACAAAATCGTCAGGACCAACATTTCCAACTGCTTGAAGTCCAAAGGGAGGAAAGTCCGTGTGGAAAGAAAACTGTGCGGCAACTTCAGTTTCAGGTCTATAGCCCTCAAGACCATGGACCATTTCTTGAGTGATTCGATAGGCAGTCGACAAATCTGCATTCCCACCAAAGTGGAAATAGCCAAGCTTATGAACCTTATGAACATCGAGAATCACCCAGGGATAACCACAATCTCCAGACTGGGAAACAACCAAACCCTCAACGGCAGGATTCGTAACGACTTCAACACCCTCAACATGACTTGTGACAGGAGCAAAGTTATCTTCATCATCCTTCAATGGACGACAGTCAAAGCCACTGACAAGAGACCAAATAGGCTGGGGAACTATCTTTTTACGACGGATAGCATCAACAATATCAACCGCATTCGAAAGATGAATAAGTTGAAAATTGTTAGATTCAGGCCATTCCTCCGTAGTCATGAGCAATTTGTCAATATAACGCTTTGCATAGCCTTCGACCCGGAACATAAGCGTCTCACCATTGTTAACCTGCATCTTCTTGGCGGTCTTGAGATCAAACTCCACAGCCAAAT